TGCTAAAATATATGCCATAACAAAACCAGAAAAAGCAAAAGAAATCGTTGAGAATGCAAAGAAAAAATCTAAAACATCAGGACTATCTTATAAAGAAGTATTATCAGAAGAATTTATAAACTTACTAGATAGTCCTGAGAAAGAAGATAATAAAAAAATTATGGAAATGAATTTCAATGGAAAAATAGAAGATATAAGTATGATGCTATTAAGTGCAGAAAGATATGCATTAGGAAGACAGACATATATAGTTCAATGGACCTGTGAAGTTATAGGTGGAAATACGCATCTACTTACAACAAAGGACTTGAAAGTAATGATTAGAGATATTGAACAATGCAATAATTATGGTTGGGATTGCGATAAGAAAGAATGGCTTGAATTATTAGATATATTAAAATTGATTTTATCAAAGAGGGAGGAAAAGAAAAATGTATAGAATTAAAATTGAAAGGGAATTAAAGGAGTTAGAACAATTTGGATATAAAAAAGATATACAAGGAAATTACTCAAAAAAAGTAATGAAAGATACTAATAAAGGATGGACATATTTTGAAACAATTGAAATTAACAAAGAGGATAGAATTGTAAAAACTAGATTATATCAAGATGCAGCAGATCAAGAATGGATGGGATATATAGAGAAAAAAGGCAGATTTATTTATGACTTAGATGAAGCAGGATTACTAGAAGAAGTAAATATAACTAAATTAAATGAAATAAGATTTGATGAATTTTGTAAATTAAGAAAAGAAAATAAAGAATTAAAACAACAACATGAAGTTGCTATAAAATCATTACAAAATCAATATAAAGAACAAATAGAAGGACTTAAGGAAACAATAGTAACAATGACTGTGCATTCATATAATGCACAAGAGAGTTTTTTTAGTACAATAAGAAATATAGACAAAAAACTAGATTTGATATTAGGAGGTAAAAGATGATAGAAAAAGTAAATCCGGATCATCCAGATAAAGTAGCTGATAGAATAGCAGGAGCAATAGTAGATTTAGGATACAAAATACAGGAAAATCCTAAAATAGCAGTTGAAGTGTTAATAGGACATGGAAACTGTAAAATAATAATAGAAAGTTCAGTTAAATATAACGAAACAGATATATTTGATATAGTATATAGAATTACTAAAATTAATGATATTGCAATAGAAATAATATCTGCAGAACAAGATGAGTATTTAGCAAATAATCAAAAAGAAGAAATTAGATGTGGTGATAATGGTATATTTAAAGGAATGCCATTAACTGAAGAACAACAACAAATAAGTTATTTAGCACATCAAATTTATAATAAATATAAGAGTGATGGTAAATATATATTAGATATGTCAAACAATAAAGCAATTATATGTCAAAGTAACGCAAAAACGGAAGATTTAAAAAGTATTTATCCAACTGCAGTAATAAATCCGTTAGGAGATTGGACAGGCGGTATAAATGTAGACACAGGGGCTACCAACAGAAAAATTGGAAGTGATATGGCTGATAGTGTAACAGGTGGAGGACTTCATGGAAAAGATTTAAGCAAGGCAGATGTTTCTGTAAATATATATGCTTTTCTAAAAGCACAGGAGACAGGAAAAGAAGTAAAATTATGTTGTGCAATAGGAGACACAGAAATTGATGGAAAACCATATAAAGAAATAGTTGAAATAGCAAAAGAATATATAAATAAGTTGGGCGGCTTTGAAAAATTTGCAGAATGGGGATTATTTTAAAAGTAACAAATAATTAACAATGTAATAGGAGGTATATATATGCCAAAGAAAAAAGAAGATGAGACAAAACAAAATAAAATTCCTAAAAAAGTTGACAACAATGAAAAGCAAGAATCAGATAATAAAAAATTAGGTTGGGTACAAATATTAGTATTATTAGGTAAACCGATATGGGATGCACAGAAGAAAAAATGGAGAGTGTTAAGTGGCTACCAATCAGTATTAGGTAATCAAAATAATATTATTTTCTTTGAGGTGACTTTTACTGATACTCCTCACTGGGAAAACTTTATTGAAAAACAACTATATATTGATATTCCAAAAGAAAATGAAGATAAAACCAAAAGCGAAAAAAACTGAAATAAAAGTCTAAAATAATTGATAAAAGCGTTGGCTTTACTGGAAATGCGCGGTATAATGTGTGTCACAAGGAGGTATATAGTTATGTTAACAAAAAGATTTGGAATAGAAATCGAACTAACAGGAATAACAAAAGATACAGCAGCAAACGCAGTAAAGGAAATAGTAGGAGGAAGATTACAACATACAAGAGATAGTTATAATACCATAAAAATAAATGCAGCAGACGGTAGAACTTGGAAAATAATGAATGATGCAAGTATAAGAAAACAAAGCAAATGGGGAAATACAGAAGATAGAGCATATTCAGTAGAATTAGTAAGTCCAATATTAACAGCAGACGATATAGATAAAGTACAGGAAATAGTAAGAGCATTAAGAGCATCAGGAGGAAAAACAAATAGCACTTGTGGAATACATATACATTTAGATGGAGCAGATCATAATGTACAAAGCATTAAGAATTTTATAAATATAATAGCTAGTAAAAATGATTTGCTATATAAAGCATTACAAATAAAAGAAGAAAGAATGAGATGGTGTAAAAAGATGGACCAAAGATTAATAACTGAAATACAAAAGAAAAAACCAAAAACAATGCAACAAATAAAGGACATATGGTACAACGAAAGGAATGCAGGATTCCATAGTCATTATGACCAAAGTAGATATCATTTCTTAAACTTACATAGCTATTTTGAAGGAAAACATACGGTAGAATTAAGAGGATTTAATTCTACATTACATGCAGGAAAAGTAAAAGCATATATATTATTAGCATTAGCAATAAACAATCAAGCATTAACTCAAAGAAAGGCAAGTTGTAAAAAGACTCAAGAAGAAAATGAAAAATTTGCAATGAGAATATATTTAAATAGAATTGGATTTATTGGAGCAGAGTACAAAAACTACAGAGAACATTTAATTAAACATTTAGATGGTTCTTCAGCTTGGAGATTTGGTAGTGATAATCCAAAATATAAGAAAAATCAAAAGGAGGAAAAATAGTTATGAATAAAATATATATAGCTTATGGGAGTAATATGAATAAGGAACAAATGGCAATTAGATGTCCAAAAGCAATACCAATAGGAGAATATAGACTAAATGATTATAAATTAGAATTTAGAGGAGTAGCAAATATTATAAAATGCAAAGGTGCTGAAACACCAGTGGCCTTATGGAATATAACAGAAAGTTGTGAAAAATCTTTAGATAGATATGAAGGATATCCAAGATTATACAGAAAAGAATATATAAAACTAAAAATAAATGGACAAGAAATTATTGGAATGGCCTATGTCATGAATAAAGGAGAAATATCAGAACCTAGTAGCTATTACTACAATATTATAAAACAAGGCTATAAAGATTTTAATATTGATATAACACCATTAAAAAGAGCTCTGATAGAAAGTAAAAAAGAACAAAGATAAAATAGGACATTGTATTACATATCAAAAAACATAGAATTATAATTCACTAAAGCATATAGCATACAATTTGCCTAGAAAGAGAGGATTTTGTATGAGTAAATTTGAGATTTCTGAAAAAGAAAGTCAGTTTTTAAATTTGTTAGAACAAATTGTTACAGATGGAGTAGCAAGAGGAATAAAAAAGGGGATTGAACAAGCTAAAAATGAGGAAAGATTAAGAGAAAAAATAACATATGATACCAGGATTAAAAATACAAGATTATTATTAAAAAATTATAGAAGTTTTGTAAAGGCTTGTAAACAAGCAACATTTACTGAAAAGGAATTAGAAACAGCAACTGTTGAGGAAGTTTTAGACAAATTATTCTGTCAATCTTATGATGAAGTCACTGTAGTACAATCAATATTGACATCTAAGAAAAGAACAGAAATCATATTAACACATATAGAAAGAATTATAAATTTTTATATATTTGAATCTGAACAAAGTAAAAATGATGAAAAAATCCGAAAAGCACATATTTTGAATGATTTATATGTCGAAGGAAAATACAAACCAAAAATAAATGCGATGTCCGAAAAATACCATATAAGTGAAAGACAAATTAGACGTGATGCAAATTCCGCAATTGAAGAAATTGCAGTGCTTATGTTTGGAATAGATGGTATAAGAAAAATGTAATTTACCAGATTACATTTTTGTCCAAAACTTGTCCTTGACACGTCATTGTCAATAATTTATAATAATAATATCAAAAAATATGTTTAAAAATAAATCCCCTTTTATTTTTTGAAATAAATTAGTAAAAAAGAACTTGTGAAATTAGTGTTTTACAGGTTCTTTTTTGATGCAAAAGAAGAAGGTATTATATATGAAATATGATATATGTATGAAGAGAGAATGTAAAAATTGCTTTAAGCAATTAGAATGTTTTAAGAAAGAAGGAAAGAAAGATGGAATTGAAAAAACAAAAAATAGGGGATTTGAAAATAGCAACATACAATCCAAGAAAAGAACTAAACGAAAAAGACAAAGAATACCAAAAAATAAAAAATAGCATTATAGAATTTGGATATGTTGCACCAATTATTATTAATGCAGACAAAACAGTAATAAGTGGACATCAAAGGATTAAAGTTCTAAAAGACTTAGGATATGAAGAAATAGATTGTATAGTAGTTAACTTTGATAAAAACAAAGAAAAATTACTAAATATAGCACTTAATAAAATATCTGGAGAATGGGATTATCAAAAACTAGAAAGTATATTTAATGAGTTAGATGAAAATAATATTGATTTATTAATTACAGGTTTTGATGAAAAAGAAATTAATAAGCTAATAAAAGAAACAGAAGAAACAATGAACGAAAATACAGAAATAGATTTAGATGATTTCAATGATGACAAATTCCAATGTAAATGTCCAAAATGTGGTTTTGTTTTTGATATGAATGAGCAAACAGGAAGTGAAATGATATGAAAGAGTATAATTGGTATTTAAAAGATATAAATAATATACCAAAGAATAATTATAAAGTCTTTTCATGTTTTTCTTGTGGTGGTGGTTCGACAATGGGATATAAGTTAGCAGGATATGAAGTTATTGGAAATTGTGAAATCGATAAAAAGATTAATGAAATTTATGTTAAAAATAATCATCCAAAATATAATTATTGTATGGGAATTCAAGAAATGAATAAGTTAAAAGAGTTTCCAAAAGAATTATATAATTTAGATATTTTAGATGGAAGTCCTCCTTGTAGTACGTTTTCATTATGTGGGGAAAGAGAAAAAAACTGGGGGAAAAATAAAAAATTTAGAGAAGGCCAAACAAGTCAAGTATTAGATGACTTGTTTTTTGAATTTATAGATTTAGCAAATATATTGAAACCAAAGATAATCGTTGCAGAAAATGTAAAAGGATTAATGCAAGGTAATGCAAAAGGATATGTAAATTTGATAATAAAAAAATTAAATGAAATTGGATACAGCACACAATTATTTTTATTAAATGCAGCAAGAATGGGAGTACCTCAAAGAAGGGAAAGATTATTTTTTATTGCAATTAATAAAAATATTAATGTTTCAAAGATAAAACTAGAGTTCAATGAAACACCAATAAAATATGAAGAAATAAAAGATGTTAATTATAAACCATTGAATAAAGACACATTAACTTATGAAAGATGGAAAAAAAGAATAGCAAGAGATGTAAAACTTAGTGACACAATAAAAAGAACAGAAAAAGGAAAAATAAGTTGTTTCAATACACAATATTTAAAAGATGATAGAACGCCAGCAACAATAGCAGCAGGAGGAAGTCCACCATTACGATATGATGTACCTGGATATGCAAGTGATAAAGACATAATAACAATACAAACATTTCCGCAAGACTATGATTTTATGGGAATGAATGTACAATATGTGTGTGGTATGAGTGTACCACCAATTATGATGAAAAAAATCGCACAACAAATTCAAATACAATTATTAGATAGAATGCAAAGAGGTGATAAAGATGAACATACAAATAATAGATATTAATAAATTAATACCGGCTACTTATAATCCAAGAAAAGATTTGAAACCGGATGATGCAGAATATATAAAAATAAAAAATAGTATAGTCAAATTTGGGTTCGTAAGTCCATTAGTAATAAACAAAGATATGACTGTAATTGGTGGCCATCAAAGATTAAAAGTTTTAAAAGATTTAGGAATAACAGAAGTAGAGTGTATTGTAGTAGATTTAGATAAAACAAATGAAAAAGCATTGAATATTGCTTTAAATAAAATACAAGGTGACTGGGATGAAGACAAACTGGAAGCATTATTACAAGAATTGAAATTAGAAGAATTTGATATGAATTTAACTGGTTTTGATTTTGATGAAGTTGATGAAATATTAAATGATATTAATGGAACTAAAGAAGATAATTTTGATGTTGACTCTGCATATGAAGAAATAGAAGAACCAATTACAAAACCAGGAGATATATGGATATTAGGTAACCATAGACTAATGTGTGGAGATAGCACGCATAAAGATGATATTATGCGTCTTATGAATAATCAAGACGCAGACATGCTTCTTACAGATCCACCTTATAATGTGGATTACGTAGGAAAGACTGCTGAAGCATTAAAGATAAAAAATGACAATATGGATGACAATCAGTTTTATGAATTTTTAAGAAAAGTGTTTGAAAATATGTATATTGTTACAAAAGAAGGTGCATCAATATATGTATTTCACGCAGATACTGAAGGTATTAATTTTAGAAAAGCTTTCAAAGATGCAGGTTTTAAATTAGCAGAATGTTTGATTTGGAAAAAAGATTGTTTTGTAATGGGAAGACAAGATTATCAGTGGCAACACGAACCAGTACTTTATGGATGGAAAGAAGGCAAAGCACATTATTTTATAAATGACAGGACACAAAGCACAATACTAGAATTTGATAGACCAAAGCAGAGCACATTACATCCTACAATGAAACCTATTGACCTGATTGCCAAATTAATAAAAAATTCAAGTAGAGAAAATGACATAATATTAGATTTGTTTGGAGGCAGTGGTAGTACAATTATTGCAGCTGAACAATTAAATCGATGCTGTTATACTATGGAATTGGATCCAAAATATTGTGATGTTATAGTAAAACGTTGGGAAACTTTAACAAATAAAGAGGCAATTCTAAACAAAAGGTAGGTGGGTGATATGAGGTGATAGAAGATAATAACATAATTTCTAAAATAAGAAGAGACTATAAGGCAGGAAAAACCTACAAACAAATTGCTGAAAAATATAATGTCACTTACAATGAAGTTGTTTACTTGGTAAAAAAGAAAAAATGGGAAAGGGAAAGTAATTTAAGCAAAGTAAAAAAAGGAAATCAAAATGCAAAAGGAAATAAAGGTGGTCCTGGAGCAGAAAAAAGAAATACAAGAGCTTTAAAAACACGGAGAATATGAAACAATATACGATGATTTATTAACTGAAGAAGAAAAAACAATTATGATGCAGCAAGAATTGTATGATAAAAAATATCAAATAATGTCGGAAATAAAAATTCTATCAATTAGAGAAAGAAGAATATTAAAAAAAATACAAGATTTGCAGAATGGTAAAGAAATGAGTATTGTGAGAATGTCAAAGAGCTCATCAAATAATGTGTCTTATAGGAATAATGGAACATTAACAACTACTGAAGCAGAAAGTACCATAAATATTACACAAAGACTTGAAGAAGCACTTACGAGAGTACAAGAAGCAAAAAGAAGATATATAGATAGTTATCACAAAGTTGAAAATGATGACAGAAAACTTGAATTAGAATTAATTAGATTAGAAATGGAAGCAGCACGAGATGACAGTTCAAATACAGAAGATATGAAGGATGATAGTTTTATACAAGCATTAAATACTTCGACAGAAGGTGCATGGAATGATTACACTGAAGAATGATAGCAAAAGTTTTGATGAAAGAATTTCTAATCTAAAAAATAAGGTAATGCAAAATGCTATTACTTTAAGAAAAAAATTAAAAAATGGTACATTATTCAAGTTTAAACCATTCAGTTTAAAACAAAAGAAAATATTAGCTTGGTGGACAGATAATAGTCCAGTAAAAGATAAAAATGGAATCATAGCAGATGGAAGTATAAGGGCTGGAAAAACATTATGTATGTCATTATCCTTTGTTTTATGGGCAATGACAAAATTTAACGGACAGAATTTTATATTAGCTGGAAAAACAGTAGGAGCATTTCGTAGAAATGTTCTTTTTTGGCTAAAACTAATGCTAAGAGCACAAGGTTATAAAATTAAAGACAGACGTGCTGATAATATGTGTGAAATATCAAAAGGAGAAATAATAAACTATTTCTATATTTTTGGTGGTAAAGATGAAAGATCACAAGATTTAGTACAACGGAATTACTGCTGCAGGTGTGTTTTTAGACGAAGTTGCACTGATGCCACAATCATTTGTAAATCAAGCACTGGCAAGATGTTCGGTAAAAGGCTCTAAATACTGGTTTAACTGTAATCCAGAAGGACCAAACCACTGGTTTAAAGTAGAATGGATTGATAAAAAGAAAGAAAAGAATATATTACATTTACATTTTACAATGGATGACAACCCAAGTCTTGATGAAGAAACCAAAGATAGATATAAAAAAATGTTTGTAGGTGTATTTTATCAAAGATTTATATTAGGATTATGGGTACTTGCTGAAGGAATTATATATCCTAATTTTGACAGACTAAAACATTGTGTAAAAAAAGTAGACATCCCAAATAAATTTGATTATTTCTATGTAACATCTGACTATGGAATTACAAATCCTCAGGTGTTTTTATTATGCCGGAATAAAATACATAGAAGGGAAACCACATGTATGGATACTAGATGAATATTACAACAAGGGAACAAAAAAGAATAAGAATGGCCAAGAGGAAAAGATAACTAAAACTGATGATATGTTTCTTAAAGATTATAAAAAATTAATAAAAGACATAGAAGTTAGAAAAGTAATCATAGATCCATCAGCCACTTCATTAATTAATTTATTCAAGCAAAATAAAATTGCAGTAAAAGAAGCTGATAATGCTGTAATTGATGGAATTAACTTAGTATTAAACTGGTTAGATGAAGGAAGAATCCATATTGTAGAAGAAAGATGTAAAAACATTATTAGAGAATTCAATTCATACATATGGGATGAAAAAGCACAGGAAAAAGGCGAAGACAAGCCTGTTAAACAAAATGACCACGCATTAGATGCATTAAGATACTTATTGCAAACATTATTCCCTAACAAGAAGAGGGGAGCATACTTTGTAAAATAAAGGAGAGAATTAAAATGATAACAGAAATGGATAGAATTAAAATGATAATATCTGAAGGTGCAAAAAAAGGATTGGTATTATCTAAATTTATTGATACTCAAATAAACGAATTTAAAGAGTCTGATACATTCAAGGAAATGATAGAAGGCAGTAGATATTTTAAAAACGATGGAGATATAAAAAATAAAAAAAGAATATTTATAAACGAAAAAGGACAAGAAGAAAGTGCTCCTCATTTAAAAAATTATCAACTGAAACATCCTATAATTTATAAAATGATAAATCAAAAAGCTGGATACTTATTAAGAAAGAAACCTACAATAAAACAAGTAATAGGAAAAGATGAAAAAGAAGATCCATACTATAAAGACATTTTAAAAGATATATTTAATAATAAAATGCATAAAAGATTAAAATATACTTTGATAGAAGCGGTAAAAAGAGGTATAGGATGGTGGCAGTTATATATTGATGAAGAAGGGGATTTAAAAGTAAGATTAAGATATGCAACAAGAATTATACCTTTATGGCAAGATGAAGAACATGAAATATTAGATGCAGTAATAATGACTTATGAAGTTGAAGTATATACAAGTGAATATGAAAAGGAAAAAAGGACTAAAGTAGAATATTGGGATCTAGATGGAGTAAGATATTACATTTATGATGGTTCTAGCTTAATTGAAGATGTTGAAGAAGTAGAAAAAAGAAAAGATTTATTTATAGAAAAAGACACAGAAGGAATAAGTATCCTAGCACATTTTAAATTTGGAGATACTCTTCATAACTGGAAGAAGATACCTTTTGTGTATTTTAAATATAATGGTGATGAAATGCCATTAATACATTTATTAAAAACATTAGTAGATTGCTATGATGAATTATGTTCTAAAACCGCAGATGCAATATACGATGCACCAGATGGAGTTAATGTAGTAAAAAATTATCAAGAGGAGTCTGGAACATTTCAAAGAAATCTTGCAACATATAATACTGTATTTTTAGATTCTGATGGAGAATATGATAGAAAGAATACAGAATTAAACATAGAAGCATTTAAAAGTTTTATAGAGCAATTAAGAAAAGACATTTATGAAGGTGGTTCAGGAGTAGACACACAAAGCGAAAAATTTGGAACACAAGAATCTGGAGTAGCTTTAAAACAATTATATGCAGATTTAGATTTAGACTGTAGCAATATAGAAACTGAATTTAAAAGTAGTTTAGAGTATTTTATGTTTTTCTATGATAACTGGATAGAAATGACGCAAGGAAAAGATTATACAGAAAAAGAAGTTGAATTTATATTTAATAAAACAATGACGGTAAATGAAAAAGAATTAATAGAAACTTTAGTAAGTAGTATGGATATGTTAAGTTTAGACACTATACTTTCAAGACATCCATATGTTAATGATGTAGAGGATGAAAAAGAAAAAATCCAAACACAACAAGAAGAAGAAATGAAAAAACAAGAAAGTGAATATGATAAAATGATAAAAGAACTCAATAATAATAATCCTACAAATACTAATAAAGATGGTACAAAAGTTGGTGATAAATAATGAGTAGTAATGCAGAATATTGGATAAAAAGATTTGAAGAACTTGAGAAAGCACAACTTTTAAATGAAGCGAAGTATATTACAGAACTTCAAGAAGCATATGAAAGAACATTAAGTTCAGTAAAAAAAGAAATAAATAATTGGCTAATAAGATTTGCTGTAAATAATCAGATAAGCATGAAAGAAGCAAAAAAATGGTTAAATGCACAAGAACTAAAAGAATTAAAATGGGACATTGATGAGTATATAAAGTATGGCCAAGAGAATGGTATAGATTTAGTATGGAAAAAAGAATTAGAGAATGCAAGTGCAAGAGTTCATATTTCAAGATTAGAAGCATTGCAGGTTCAAATACAACAGCAAATTGAAAAATTATATTATAATGAACAACAAACTACTAATGATTTTATTATTGAATCATACAAAGATACTTATTATAAAACTGCTTATGAATTGCAAAGAGGTTCAAATGTTGCATTTAAATTTGCTGCATTAAATATTGATGCAATTCAAAAAATTATATCTAGGCCATGGACAAGTGATGAGCAAACATTCTCGGATAGAATATGGAAAAATAAAAAAGCATTATTGGATACCTTACAGAAAGATTTAGAAAAATCTTTAAGAGGAGATGCAGATGAATTAATAGATAAAATTTCAAAAGATTTTAATGTGGCAAAAGGAAAAGTAGGAAGATTAGTAATGACAGAGTCAGCTTTTTTCTCTAGTGCATCAAGAAAAGAATGCTTTAATGAATTGGGTGTAGAAAAATATATAAATATAGCAACATTAGATTCAAAGACATCCGAATGGTGTAGAGAAATAGATGGAAAAATCTTTGAAATGAAAGAATATAAAGTTGGAGTTACAGCTCCACCTTATCATATATGGTGTAGAACAACAACGGCTCCATATTTTGAGGATGAATTTGAATTTGGAGAAAGAGCGGCAAGAAATACTGACGGAAAGACATATTATATACCAAGAAATATTACATATAATGAATGGTTAGAGAAATATGTAAATTCTGATCCGGCAACTAAAAAAGCATTTGAAACCGAAATAAAAATGAACAAAAATAAATCTTCTGATTATGAACAATATAACAGATATAAAGATGTATTAGGTGATGATGTACCTACAACATTTGATAAATTTCAAGAAATGAAGTATAATAATATTGATGAATGGAAAAACCTAAAAGCACAATATTCTGATGCATTAGGAATTACAACAGAAGATAGAGCAAAAACATACATCAACAATGTTAATAAATTGATAAATCAAGGAAAACAAGACAAACACATATTAGGAAGTAACAATTATACAAATGGAAGAAGTTACTTGACGATATCTAAAGAAAAAGCACAAGAACTTATTAATCAGTATGCAGGAAAAGGAACATTAGAATTTAGTGACAGTGGAAAATGGAATAAAAAAGAAATAATAACAGTAAATGAACAAATTGGAGTTGTAAAAAATAAAAATGAGGAAATAAAAACAAATAGTTTTAAAATACATTATAGCAAAACTGGAACACATATTGTTCCTTATAGGAAAGGTGGAAGTTAAAATGAAGGGGATAAATTCAGAGGAACTATTAAATAAAAGAGTAAAAATAAAAGCATATAGTAATAATGAATATGTAGGAACTGTTATAGGTTATGTACCAGCACAAGATAATGAACCAGAGGTAGAGGAAATTAGTATTTTAAATGAAAAAGATAATAAAAATTATTCATTATTTGAAAACGAAGTTAGAAATATAGAAATACTAAAATAAAACTAAACACGTTCAAACGAGGTTTGAATATGAGGCAATTTTATTAGAAAGGTATATAGTTATATACCTTTTTTTGGTGTCTGCAAAATAGCGGCAGATTAAATGGATTCTTAAACAACCATAACAAAGTTATAAAAGTAAGTATGTATGTTTACATACTTACTTTTTATATATCACGATTTTGTAAGTTGTTCGACAACAACACCAGGTCGGAGGCGTTGCTCCGTATAAAAACACGAAAGCCTGAATTGAAAGGAGAAAACATGAAAAGGGAAGAACTAAAAGCAATGGGCTTAACAGATGAACAGGTAGAATCTGTTATGGCCAAAAGTGGTGCAGAGGTTGCTGCACTAAATACTCAGATTACAACCTTAAAATCTGAAAAAGCACAATTGGAGAATGACAAAAAAGTTATTACAAAAGAGAAAGAAGATAAAGAAAAAGCAATTGCGGATTTACAAAAAAATAGTATTTCAAAAGATGAATACGAC